ATTCTTTCTCTGTACCGTTAGCATCAGCCGTGTCTTTGTTATCAATGACGATAACTTGGGTCACGATATTGTTTGAATCAATCTGTGCGTAGTGAGCCATTATTCTTCCCCTAAATGCAAACCTGTCAGACTTTCATCTGAGCCTATGTAACCTTTTAAGAACGTATTAAACGCTATGCTAATCCTAGTTTCATCACCTACTTTAGTCTCAACCATGTGCGTTAGATGCGATGGGAATAGAATTAAATCTCCAGCACCTACTTCAAACCACCACGATTCAGAATTGTAAGGATTAAACTCAGCAGCAGGAACCTTAATCCGCTCATACCCATCTTTGTAAAAGTAAATCTTATCTACCGCACGATCAGCTTGTGGATAGAACACACCAGACACTACGCTATTTGGATGCGCGTGTTTATGATGGTACTGTCCAGCCTCAGTATAGTTAGCCCAACTCTGCGTTAGATACAGACTCACATCGAACTTAGGAGCATGAATAGCTTTGAAGTATTCCATCATTGAATCTTCAATAAACTCACGCATCTCAGTAAGTTCTTTACTCTTTAGAATCTTACGATCTTTGCTAGTCGTATTACCTTCGTTAGCGTAATGCTCCTGACCTTTGATAAACTCTAGTTCAGCTTCAGTCAGATCACGACCAAACTTAAAGAAAGCAACCGGAGTAGGGAATAAGTTATTTATATTCACGCTACAGCTTTCTCGAATTCTTCAGCATCAGCTTTCATCTTCTTTAAATCTTCATCAAGCCATATCGTAGGAATACTGTCCTCAAACTCACGTATCTTATCCATTACCCATTGCACTTCTTCCCATGATGGGCAAGGTCTAGGATCATCCCAACGGGTAAACATCGTATTGGATATTTCCCATTTGGCATTAGGACGCAGCAATGACATAGCTACATCGATACCGTACATTCTGTAGAGTTTAGTTTCCATGTATTTATTGGTTGATTTTAATAATTACGATGCCTGAACCACCTGCACCGCCTGCGCGATTACCAGCACTTCCACCACCTGTACCACCAGCGCCGCCACCGCCACCAAGATTTGTTGTTCCTGCTGTTCCGGTTCCCGGAGCTGTTGAACTTCCTCCAGCACCGCCACCTCCCGTTCCTCCAGAACCACCGCCTCCTGCGTCACCACCGCCGCCACCGCCGCCGCTGTAGGTCACGGAACTTCCTGAGATGCTTGAAGCCGTTCCATTTCCACCATTGCCACCTTGTGATGATGATGGTGCGTTTGAGCCAGTAGCACTTGCGCCGCCACCGCCACCACCACTAAGAGTTGATGATGGGCTGTTACCACCTCCATTGCCACCATTGCTTCCTTGTGAAGGTGTTGTAGATGGGGTATTACCTGCTCCAAAACTAGGGTTTGCTATATTACCGCCACCGCCACCGCCAGAACCACCACTTGCACCACCTATAGCACCTTGACCTCCTCCACCTCCACCAGTAGATGTAATAGTGCTAAATACTGAATTGCCGCCATTAACGCCGTTTCCTACAGATGGCAAACCAGCACCACCAGCACCACCAGCACCAACAGTAACGGTATATTCTGTTCCTGCCGTTACGCTTAATGATGTGCCAGTTCTATACCCACCCGCACCACCACCACCGCCATAGTTACCGCCACCACCAGCACCACCAGCCACGACTAAATAATCAACGCTTGTCACACCTGTTGGCGCTACCCATGCAGTAGATGATTTAAATGTAAAGACTGTTTGTGATGCTACGGAATAAGAAAGAATAACTATGCCTGAACCGCCAGAACCGCCTGTATATCCAGTTACGGCTGTAATACTTCCAGCACCGCCACCACCGCCGGTATTAGTAGTTCCAGCAGAACCATTTCCACCACCACTAGTGCCAGCATTTCCACCGCCACCAGAACCACCAGTTCCAACAGTTCCACCAGAAAGTGTGCCGCCTCCTCCACCACCGCTGTAGGTTACGGAACTTCCTGAAAGAGTAGAGGCAGTTCCAGACCCGCCATTTCCTCCGGCTGAACCAGAACCATTTGCACCCACAGCAGAAGCACCACCGCCTCCACCACCGCCTAAATAAAGACTTGAATCACTTCCCGCGCCACCACTACTACCTTGACTTGGAGAAGTTGAAGGAGTATTTCCAGCACCACCATTGCCACCAGTACGACAACCGCCACCACCAGAACCACCAGCTACGCCATTTGCAAAAAAAGGTGACCCTGAAAGTTCATTAGCCCCACCACCACCGCCATTGCTAGTAATTGTGGAAAATATAGAATTTCCTCCAGTACCACCAGTATTACTACGTGTAGCAATTCCACCAGTTCCACCAGCACCAACAGTAATTGTGTAGTCAGTTCCAGCAGTTACAGATAAAGCTGTGCCAGTTCTAAATCCACCAGCACCACCACCGCCGTTACCGCCAGAATTTGCTTGGTTTCCAGCACCGCCAGCACCTCCAGCAACTACAAGGTAGTCAACAGACGTTACACCTGTCGGAGCAGTCCACGTACCAGACGCAAGGAAACGCTGAATGACGGTTACGCCACCACCGCCAACAGCCAACGCTTGCATAATCTTTGAATAAGCAAACATTATTAAACCCTTATGGTGTAAAGTTTTGAATAAAACTTCCGTACCAATTAGTACCGTCAGCCGTAAATGTCAGAATATCCATCTTGCCAGCGGTCGCAGTAATAGTCGGAGCAGTACCACCAGAAAATTTAACACCAGTAAACGTAGCAGTACCGTTACCAGTAGTCGCAGCTTGCTTTAACAATAGGATGAATGACTTACCAGCCGTAGCAGTAGGCATCGTGAACGTACAAGCCGTAGAAGCTGTCAGAGTAGCTGTCTGGACTGTGCCGTTAGTTAGCGATAATGTGCTTGCAGTTGTGACAGTACCGATAGCAACTACACCCTCTGTGTAATTGTTTACACTAGGATTGGTTAGCGTTTTATTCGTTAGTGTTTCAGAACCAGTTGGCGTTACATAGTCTGTGCCAGCCGTAGCAGCACTAAACGCAGACGTACCATTGCCTTTAACAATACCAGTTAGTGTACTAACACCAGTACCACCATCAGCGACAGTTAAGTCAGTAATGCCAGTAATTGTTCCACCACTAATAGTCGCACTAGTGATAACTAACGATGCTACTGTATTTCCTGACTGTATTTTGTCAGTATTAAGATTCGTAAAGTTGGCATCAACTTCAACATAACTAAGTGCAGAGCCTTTACCAGCACGAGTAACGATAGTAGACATAATTTACCCCTATGCCAAAGTTACTGAAAGATTCGTTGCAGTTATCTTAAAGATATCACCGTTAGCAATAGTCTTACTTGTATCTAATGCTGAGTGATACAAGAGATTACCTGACGTTACCGCATCACGAATACCAACGTGGGTAATAGTTCCCCAATCAGCCGTACATTGAGGAAACTCAATCGCAGAGCTATTAGAAGTCGCACCGTTAGACGGAGCACTAAACGTAATAGCCTGACGCACGTATGATCCACCTGTGACCTCAGTACCAGTATCGGCATCTGTAGGATCATTGGTATATAAAGCTAAGAAAGTAGTAGTCGGTGCGGTATAACTCGTAGCACGTAACGTCCCATTAATTAGCGCATTTTCAAGATAGTTACTTATTTCAGCCATGATTTACCTCACACTCATTGACATAGGTTGACCACCGAATTCACCATTTTGGTCGGCAGTAGAAATTGCTAAGATAGCACGATCATACAAGGTTGCCCACGTTTGAAGTCGCGCATCATTCATCAAATATGGTTCAGCTTCGCCCAATGACGCATATAACAACGCATCAGGATAATTAGTTAAGAATACGTTAATAATATTGGTATCAGATAGATACGCAGGTTTACCGTAGTACAACATTTGAATACTGTACGCACTATCAGGTATAGGAGCGAATTGAATCTCACTAGCCAGAATAGTGTAATTAACAGGAGCACCTGCTTCAGTAGTTCTAGCTGTTGCGAAAAATGAATTAGGTGAAAGGTACGATACTGACTTTACAGGAGTGGTACGTAGATGTACGTCACGCATCTCTAGGAAGTCCGTAGGCAAGCCGACAGTCTCAGTACCACTTGTGGTATCAGCACGAGCCACAATGAGCATCTGGCGCGTTCTAAGGTCTCTACGGAGCCGTTCCTCAGCCAATTGGATAAAGTCCGGTATCTGTGAAGTCAGATCACTACGACCTAAGTAACTCGCTATCGTAGATTTTAACGAACTGTAATCCGTCAT